AGATTGATCCAGATGGCGTAAGAAGGAGAAAACCATAATGTCCTACAAAGACGCACCACTAGCTGACCAGCCACAGGCATTCACCTCTGTCCTTGGCCCTGGCGTGCCTTACTCTGGCGTGGCCGAAAGCGCACGCGCCGTAGGTCAAGGCGTGACATTTGGCTTGCTTGATGAGTTAGAGGCAGCACTTCGCACAGGCTCAATTAGTGGCCCTGAGTACGAGCGCCAGCGCAATCAGTTGCGTGAGCAGCAAAAGCAATTCGGCCAAGACATGCCGATTGTAAAAACTGGTTTAGAAATTGGCGGTAGTTTGCTTGTTCCATTTGGGGCAGCTAAACAGGTGGCAAGACTAGCGCCTGAAGCACAAGCCTTGGTCACTGGCACAACGCTGACCGGACAAGCGGCTCGTGCCACTGGAGTAGGTACTGCAACTGGTGCAGCTTCTGGTTATGGTTTTGCCGAAAAAGATGAGGGTACAGCGGCTGCGGTTGGCGGCGTCTTTGGCGGCTTGCTGGGTGGGTCTGTTCCCATTGTTGTGGATAAAGCTGGAACGCTAATTAAGAATGTCTTGAACTCGGCTGGTATTGGGGATCAACAAACTGCCACATCCAAGATGCTGGCAAGCTACCTCAAGAAAGACAATCTCACGCCAACAGAAGCACAGCAAGCACTGGATGAGTTGCGCCGTATTGGTGTTCCTAACCCAGTGATTGCCGACTTGGGCAAAAGTCTGCAAGACTTGGCCTATAGCGCGTATGTGGTGCAATCAAAAGCCAAGGGTTCGACTCAAGATTTTCTTGAAAATCGTCTTATTGACCAACCCAATGACATTGTGAAGGGGTTGGTTGAAAAAGCGGGGCTGGCTAAAAACGTCAATGGTTTTGAGTATCTTGAGGCATTGACCGCAAATCAAGCACGGCTTGCAAGCCAGTCATATCCAGACGCTTACAGCAAGGCTATTAGTGCTGCGCCGTTTCGTCAGTATGTTGACAGACCTGTGTTTCAAAAAGCCTACCAAGAAGCTGTCAAACGGGCTGGCGTTTTTGGTCAAACTTTGCCTGATCTTAGTGCAATTCGCAACGCTCAATCAGTTCCGACTAACATCTTGCACCAGATCAAAATAGGTCTTGATCGTATTGTTGATGCTGAAACCGACCCGCTTACTAAAAAAATGACAGGCTATGGCGGTGATGTGGTCAAGGTTAAAAATGAGTTCAATGATCTCATCAAGTCACTTAACCCTGAATACAAAAAAGCCAATGCAGAGTTTGCAGATGCTGAACGCATTAAGAACGCTTTTAAGATGGGCGAGGACTATCAAAAACTTGACCCAGCAGAAGCCGCATCCAAGATCAAGAAACTTAACTCTGACGAGAAAGAGGCGTTTCGTCTTGGCGTGATGGCCAACGTTAACAACCGACTTGGTAACTTCAAAGGCGGCGACTTTAGCAAACAAATCTTTAAGTCTGACAATCAAAAGCTGTTGCTTAGAAACGCCTTCCCAGATCAGGCTTCTTACACTGAATTTTCTCAATATGTAAAAAGTTTAAGCGAGCAAAGCAGCACCAAGCAACGAGTTCTTGGCGGCTCTCGCACCGACGAAAATCGTGCAGTGCGTGATGAGTCTAACCTTTTGGGTTCAATGGCTCAAGCAACTGCAACTGGTGACCCGTTGAGCATGTTGAGGGCAGGCGGCACAGCCTTGCTATCAAGGGCAAAAGGCATTAGCAGCGAAACATCTGAAGCCTTGCAAAAACGCTTGTTTACTGTTGACCCAATCGAGCAGACCGCAATCTTGCAAGAATTAAATCGCAGGGCGCAAAGACCTAAAACCGGATTGTTAACTGGTGCTGCCGGTGTTGGCTCGGCTACTGGCATTTTGGGGGATTAATTATGTTTCCACTAACAGCACTACTTGAAGTCGGCGGTAAGCTAATCGACAAGCTAATCCCAGACCCAGAGGCCAAGGCCAAAGCGCAGCTTGAATTGGCAACTCTAGCGCAGTCGGGCGAGCTTGCAAAGATGGCTAACGACACCGAGTTGTACAAGGCAGAGCAAGCTGGCGTGTCTGAGCGCTGGGACGCTGACATGTCTTCCGATTCGTGGCTGTCTAAAAATATCAGGCCAATGGCTTTGGTGGCTATCTTTGTAGCCTACTTTTTATTTGCCCTGATGTCTGCTTTTGGATACAACGCACAGGCGTCCTATGTTGAATTGCTAGGGCAGTGGGGCATGCTGGTTATGTCGGCGTATTTTGGTGGCCGCACGCTTGAGAAGATCATGGAAATGAAGGCTAAAAAATGACGCCCAACTTTACCTTGGCAGAACTGACCACCACCAGCCACCGCGAGTTTGACAATACGCCCAATGAGGCAGAGATGGCAAACTTGCAAAAGCTGGCTGAGTTCTTGGAGAAGGTCAAAACGCTGCTAGACGGCAAGCCAATCATGATCAATTCTGCCTTTCGGTCTAAGCAAGTTAACGACTCAGTGGGCAGCAAGGACACCAGCCAGCACCGCACCGGCAGCGCGGCTGACATCCGAGTGCCAGGCATGACGCCGGACGCCGTGGTGAGGGCTTTGGTGGCCTCAGACCTATCTTTTGATCAAGTTATCCGTGAGTTCGACGCTTGGACGCATATCAGCATTGCAGATAAACCGCGCCGTCAAGCGCTGATTATTGACAAAGCAGGCACTCGGCCTTTTACATAGCTTGACATAATCCGGTAATAAGTTATAGTTATTATCCGGAGGTTCAATAGTCACAAGGGCGACCATGAGAAACCCCGTCAAGAACATGCCAAGCACCGAACAGGTGCTTTTGTTTGACCAGTGCATGGCTTACTGGCAAGAAGAATTGTCGCTAGGCGACTGGCGCATTGAGCGCGGCTTAAAACCAGCCAAGGGCGCAATGGCGTCCGTTGAATTCAATCAGCCAGCCAGACTAGCAACATACCGAATTGGTGACTTTGGCGCTGAAAAGATCACGCCAGAGACTTTGAGAAAAACTGCATTGCATGAGTGTTTGCACATACTTACCTACGATTTGATACAAATAGCGACAGACAGAGGCTCGTCAGATGAGCAAATTGAGGCCGCAGAACACCGAGTAATTAACGTGCTTGAGCGCGTCCTCACCAAGGAATGATATGACTGCCTCTCGCGTTACTGATGCCGAGTTTATTGAACTTTGGAAGACTATAGGTTCAGCCTCAAAAATCTCCAAGATAATTGAAGTTGATGTCTCAAACGTACACCAGCGGCGCAGGGCTATTGAGCAGAGGCATAAAATCCAACTGGTGGCGGCAGATCGAAGCCGAAGCAAATATTACCAGCACTTACAGACCGCCCATAATCATGCAGCGCGTCAGGAATTAGGCATTGAAAACGGTGTGGTCATTGTGTTCAGCGATGCCCACTTCTGGCCTGGTATCCGCACCACCGCCTTCAAAGGTCTACTCTGGGCGATCAGGGAGTTCAAGCCCAAAGCAGTCATCAACAACGGCGATGCTTTTGATGGCGCATCTATCAGTAGATACCCTCGTATCGGATGGGATACAAAGCCCAGCATCATCCAAGAACTTAAAGCCTGCGAGGCCAGCCTTGGCGAAATTGAGGAAGACGCTGAACGTGCCAAACTGATTTGGACGCTAGGCAACCACGACAGCCGATTTGAAAACCGCCTTGCCGCCAACGCCCATGAGTTTGAGGGCGTCAAAGGGTTTTCCCTTAGAGACCATTTCCCAGCTTGGACATCCTGCTGGGCCTGCTGGCCGACTGAAGATGTGGTTGTCAAGCACCGCTACAAAGGCGGCATCCACGCCACGCACAACAATACTGTCGGCAGCGGCAAGACAATCGTTACCGGCCACCTGCACAGCCTCAAAGTTACGCCGTATGCGGACTACAACGGCAACAGGTTTGGCGTTGATACCGGAACACTGGCCGACCCAAACGGCCCACAGTTTGTTGATTACCTGGAAGACAACCCAACCAACTGGCGCAGCGGCTTTGCCATCCTGACCTTCTTTAATGGCCGTCTACTTTGGCCGGAACTTGTCCACGACTTCGGTGACGGCTGCGTCGAGTTCCGAGGTGAAGTGATTGATGTCTCAGAGCTGTGAGCGGCTGGTTAATTATTCTTGTCACGGTGATCTACGCTGGCATCGCTGTGGAGCAACTATTTAAGGGCAACATCCCGATGGGCGTGGTCTACGCCGGTTACGCCTTTGCCAACATCGGGTTGTATCTGGCGGTTTAGCCCACGGTACGCCTCAATGGCGTCCTTGAGGTCGCGCTGTAGCTCCTCTATCCTCTCGTTCTGCTGGATCATCTTTATATTTGCTTGATAAGCGAACTCCGCTAGATTTTCGTGCGTCCAAGTTTTGAAGTTTGACATGTTCTTCTGTGGTGAATTTATGGCCGTTCGCACATTCGCGGCGGCGTGTTGTAAATGAGCCTCTGTTTCGCGTGTCAAGTACGCTAGTCCATACTCCGCATTTGGGGCAGTTCATGGTGATGTCTCTCCATCAGTCACGCCATTGCCGCCAGCGTTGGACGAACTTACCGAGTCACGGGGCAATCCGTAAAAATCCCCATCTTCGGTTGCAAGCTGTATTGTCATGTGTTCTTCTCCTTGAGCTTGGCTTCGATGGCATCGGCAACCTTTCTCCAATGCTCACCCTCCAAAGCAAACGCTATTTTGTAGACTTCATCATCCGTCAGCCCTACCCACTCACGCTTGTAGATTTCAGCCTCGGGTATTTCCTGCGTGATGATGTTCGTTCCATCAAACCATGTCTTGGTCATGTCTGTACTCATGTGTTCTCCTGTGGTGGTGTGCATGTGTGAATCACTGTCAGGTCAGCAGTGCGCTTGCCGCATCGTTCACAGAAATTCCATTCGCGTTTAGCAAATTCTGCTGCTGCAACAAGGGCGGCAAAGACATTTAATTCTTTGCTGTCCCAGATACCAAAACCAAACATGTCCTCTTGCCAGCCAGCCTCCCGCGCCATGCGGATGATGTCTTCTTGTGTCATATCAGCAAACTCCATATCCAAACGCCAGTAAAGAACAGCGCCAAGCAGATCGTCAACAGCACTGCAAAAATACACCAGAGCATGAACGCGCCAATCTTGTGCCATGTATCAGGCACTGGGTCTATGTCGGCGGGTACTGCCAAATACGCCTTGACCTTGCGCGTCTCTGGCTCAAGCTCCGCATTAGTGAAGTGGCAGAAGTGGTCGCACTGCGGCCTGTGTGGGCAGATGCCGCCTGCATCGCATGTTCTGATCATGTCGGCTCCTTGGGTTCGGGCGCTGCCAAGTATGCCTTCAGGCGCTTGACCCGGTTCTTGTTATACGCAATAAGCGCATTTGCATATTCAGCCCCAGATTCAGCGGCTAGCAGTTCATGCTCTGCGTGAAGCAACTCATGCGCTACTGCTTGCGCTGGCGTCACCGTCTTCAACATTAGCCTCAACTCTGTCCATAGGTACTTGATCATCACTTCACCAACACGTCAAAGGTAACCAATAAAAAGATCACGCCAGAGCAGACCAGAAGGGCTGCGCCCAAAAAGCTGATCACCAAGCTGCGAGCTTGATCATGGTTTTGCTGAGTAAAGTAGGTATCTTTCATTTCGTTTTTTCCTTGGTTAATTTACTGACATATCCACGCACTTTGGCGGCGTGTTCTAAGGTGAGATAGAACTCAACTCTGGTTAGGCCAAGCGCCTTTCGGCGTTGGCGTAGGGCTTGGACTCGTTGGGTGGGGGTCATGCTGCTGCCTTTTTGGATTGCTCTGCATGAAAGGCTTCGCGGGCTTTCTCAATCGTCACAAACTCAGCAGAGCGCTTTGGGTTGGCGCACATCCACTCGACAAATGCATCTGTCGGTTTGGATGGTCGCGGGGTAAAGCCCACACCTTTACGCCAGTTGCCAACAGTTTTGTTTGGTTTGCTCATGGTAATCTCCTTGGGTTGGGGCCGTAGCCCCGTTTGGTTTAGGCAGTGGCGCGGCGATCAGCGTAGCCTTTGTCTTTGCGGATTTCAGCGGCCAATGCGCCAAACATATTAATGTCGCGGATCACAACCGAGTAGCCTGAGATTTCATGACAACCGTAGGCTGTGAACGCCTCATCGTAAGTATCGAATTCAATGATGCCGACTTCAAGGGTTTCAGCGCAGGCATATGAAAGAAAGTAAGAGGCTGAAGTTGTCATTTCGTTTGCTCCGTTGTGTTAATGAGCCTCTACTATAACACTGTTTCCGGTAACGCAACAATTATTTGATAGGGACAAACCCTAACACCATTTCTTTAGCCTGATCAGCCCCCTTTGCCACCATGCAGGTGTAGCCACAGCCCTCCAGATAGGCAATCCAGTCCTTCTGCTCGGCGCTAAGACTGCCGCCCTTGACTCGCTTCATCTCCACCCACAAGCGCCAGTCTGGAATGAACAGGTCGGGAACGCCAGGCGATACGCCCTCAACCTTCAAGCGCCCTGCTGTCGCTATGCTCCGCTGCCCTCCGTTAGGGATGGCAAAGATACGCACGCCCCTGTAGCCTTGGCGAAACCAGCGCACGAACTCGCGTTGTTCAAAATGTTCTGACGGTACTGCATCAGATGCCGTGGTTTTCGTGGAAGCCATGTTGTTTCTCTGCCTTTCTGCGTGCTGCAATTGCATCGTCAAACGATTCAAACGATCCAAGGTGGATTGACTTTCTATTAATGCGAATCTGCGCTTGCCATCGCATGGTCTGCGTATGCTTAAAAACACCAGTCACGCCAGATGAGTTGCGCTTTGATTTTGACAAATTCATGGCGTTTTGCGTTCTCTGAACCACACGCAAATTGGCAATTCTGTTGTCTGTCTTGTCGTGGTTCACATGGTCAATCTCGCCATCGGGCCAGCAACCGTAATGCATTGCCCATGCAACTCGATGTGCAAACATTTTGCGATCAGCAATAGCCCCAAACAGATAGCCATTTGAGTGTGGCGCACAAAGTGCCTTCTTTCCAGAAAATCTTGAATTCCATGATGCCCTGCAAGTATCACAATGCAGCCAAGTAAACTCGCCACTTTCTGAGTTGTAGGCAACTCTGGAGCGCAATTCTTGAACGGTGAGTCGACCTAGAACGGACATTCGGCCTCCCACTTATCGCACTCGCCCACGGTGCTGGCAAACTCTGCTGGTGGCTGCATAAAGAACTCTACGCACAGGCCATCCACGCCGTAATGCTCACAGGTGTGGCAGCACCTCGGTGGGCCAGCGGCAAACCAGCGCTTGTAGTCAGTCACCAAATCCGGTTCAGGGTGTCTCATACCATCTCCTTCTCATTACTCTAAAAAATTTGCCATCGCGCTTGAACTCAATATGAATTGGTGGCTGCGCTTGATTCATGTTCTGAGCCATCTCCTCCAACGACTGCACGTTGAGGCCACCTGGCTCGATCTGAGCGCGTTCTGCTATATCTACGAGCTTTTGCAAAGCCATCTGACCAGCGTACCCGTCATGCGTAACGGCTAGGTACTCTGTAATGGCTGGGTCACTCAAGCCCCCGTAGTAAGTCACCGCCAGCATTTCTTTGCCTGATGCCTTGCTGATGTGCTTGCGCCATGTCCAACTGGTCACATCCAAGTCAGTGCCATCCAGCCCCATGATGTCGTCATCGTGCAGCTTGAGTTTTTTAAGTTCTGGGGCTGGAAATGCAGTCCCACAAGCAGGGCAGACAGACGCTGAGATGGCGCACAGCTCACCGCATTCGTTGCAAACCTTGACTGGTGCTTCGCCATTGCCATCACCGCCCTTTTTTGGGGGCTGGACAGCAGTGATCGGGCCGTGCGTAGACACCACGCCAGCAAAGTCCAGCACCAAGCAGTGATCGGTGTGGCTCTTAACCCTCATGCCTCGACCCGCCATCTGGACATACAGGCTGGCGCTCATCGTCGGGCGCAGCATGGCGATTAAATCAATGTCAGGGTAATCAAAGCCAGTGGTCAGCACATTGGCGTTGGTGAGCGCACGCAAGCGTCCAGCCTTGAAGTCGGCCAGCATTCTCTCACGCTCCTTCTTTGGCGTCTCGCCGGTCACGCACTCAGCAGCCACGCCATGCTGGCGCAAAACCTCTGCAATGTGCTGTGCATGTTTTACACCAGCGCAAAACACTAGCCACGCCTTGCGGTCACCGGCCAATGCCACCACCTCGCGCACCACCTTCTGGTTCTGATCGTCCGTGTCCACCGCAGCCTGCAACTCAGACTCAATAAATTCACCACCACGCTTATGAACGCCAGTCACATCCAGCTTGGCCTTGGTGGTTTTGGAGCGCAGGGTTGATAGATAGCCCTTGTAAATCAACTCCTCGATGCTGATAGGATTTATCAATGCGTCAAACAGCGCTGGCTTGTCGGTGATGAGGCCATGCCCCAGCCGGTAAGGCGTGGCCGTCAATCCCACCACCCGCAGCGCAGGGTTGATGGCCTTGAGCTGCTCCAGCAGCGTGCGGTAGCCGCCCTCGTCCTTGTGGTTGACCAAGTGGCACTCGTCAATGATCACCAGATCAGTGTGGCCTAACTGCTTGGCCTTGGTACGCACCGACTGGATACCAGCAAAGGTGATTGGCTCACCCAAGTCCTTGCGGCCAATGCTTGCGCTGTAGATGCCCATCGGAGCGCCAGGCCAGTGCTGGCGCATCTTCTCAGCGTTCTGCTCAATCAATTCTTTGACGTGCGTGAGCATCAGCACCCGAGTCTCAGGCCAGTTCTGCAAAGCGTCCTTGCATAGCGCAGCCACAATGTGACTCTTGCCTGATCCGGTGGGCAGCACCAGACAAGGATTGCCCTTACCGCCCTCCTCAAACCATGCGTAAAGCTGGTCTATGGTGCGTTGTTGGTAGTCACGGAGCATCAGCCAACTATCCTTGCATCCCAAACCTGCCGCATCTCAGCAATCAAAGGATCACCACTAGCGCAAGCCTCGGCATTAGCCAGCAATTCCGTGCTACCCCAGACGCCCTCTTGCGCTGGGTCACCGTTTGCCATGTTGACGCCATTGATCTCGTACACCGCAGTAAACTCGTCCGGCCCGTCCTTGCGTTGCCACGGCACTAGGTCGGGGTGCATTT